CGGTCTTGGTTTTGAATACGTTTCCGCCTTCCAGCAGTTTATTGATTTGCATGACTGCGCCTTACTGTTCTAGCAAAACGGCCTGCATCCCGGGTACGGATTGCATTCAGCAGTTTGCGTGTGAGATTTTCTGCTTGATCCGGTGAATACGAAGCATCTATTTGTTCCAACAAATTGATGGCACCAGCGATGATGTTTGAAGCGCGGCTTTCTATAATCAAGTCGCGTTCACGCTCAACATACATTGAATCCAGTTCTTCCAGCAGACTACGGGTGCGTTTTTGCATTGCGTTCAAGGGCCTTTGAGTTATTTATTGGTTTTTAACCAGTTTTGATCTTGCCCAACAGCTCTTTGAGCTTGTTGCTTTGCACATCTGCCGTAATCTTTGGTGTGGGATCCAGTGGATCAACACCTGGCTTGGACTGGGCTCGTTCCCACTTGGCCGGCGCTGCGGCATCCGCCGGTGCCACACTGGCACGAGCCTTGATAGATTCCATCACGCTGCTGGGCTTGCGGAATCCTGAATCGTTCTCATCGCCGCCTGCATCTGTGATACGCATGGTGTCAATGTCGTATTCCAGATCAATCTTCTGACCCACACCTGTGGAACTACGCGATTTCATGCACTGGATCTGATACTTGCCACGCTCTTTCATTGAACGACTTGTCAAGATACCAAACACATTATCTGCTGTGTTAATTTTACTGATACCGCCCGAGATATGACTGTGGTCATATTCTACTTCTTCCACTGCTGATCTATTCAACTGACTTGCAGTGACCATGAGCATCTGTAGTTCCTTGGCCAAGTTACGCAGTTCTTCCGATACATACTTGTCTTTCACAAACAAGTCGTTAGGGCTGACCTTGGCACTCACCGGCATCAACAAGTCCAAGTAGTCAATCATCACAAAGTCCACACGCTTGCCTGTCTGGATCTGATACTCTTTCAAGTAAGCACGGATGTCATTGATGTTTGATTGTGCCGGCAATCCTTTCACCTGATAGTTTCCGCTCTTCTTGGCCACCAGTTTGACTTTGAGCTCTGCTGTGTCAATGTCCTTGCGTATGTCCTTGGTACTCATGTTGGTTAACATAGCATCGGTTCGCAAACTTGTGAGTTCTTCTGAAAGTTCCAATGTGATATACACCCCACTGAGTCCGCTTTGCACCCAGTTCAATGCTATGTTCATCATCACAAGACTCTTACCCGATCCAGAGCCACCTGCAAAGATGTTTAGTTCGCCTCGGCTGAATCCACCATACAGCAGTCGATCCATCTGTGGCCAGCCTGTGCTCACTTGTCCGCCGGATTCAAAATATCGGCGTATCCGTGCTGCCGGATCAGCAAAGTAATCTGTGCCCATGTCTTTGGTCAGCGAAATCTGCACAGCGTCTTTGATCAGCTTCTCCACAGGATCATAGTCGCCCTTTTCCAACAAGTCCGCTGCTTTGAGGATAGCACGCTCTAGTTCTTGTCTGCGTGTGAATGATTCAAACTCGTTCATGAACCATTCAAAGTGTCCTTCGTTCAGTTCAGGTACTGACTGTAGTTTGATGCCAGTGGTGGCAGCTATCTGTGCGCGGTCCGGCAAGGTCTTGTATCGGTCGCCGTGCTCTTTGATAAACGCTGCCACAGGCCGCAGACTCTTATCAAAGTTCTCTGGATTGTAGATGTTCTGCACACGCACATAGCCTTGTGCGTCCTCCAACATCATCTCCAAGAACAAGCGTTGTACATCAACTCCGTAGTCTTTTAACAAGATTTTTCTTCCTTAGTTCTATTTTGATCTTACTGGTTTCACGATTTTCAAATATAGTTAGCACAGTTGCCAGTCTACCATAACGCATCACGCTGTCATTCACATCCTTGATATCGTCAGGCCAGGGAGGCATGCTCACTGCCCATCCTAGTTCTACTGCACGATCCGCCAGTTCCATGCCCGGCAAGTCTTGATCGGGCACCACTGTTATTTCTTTACCCAGATTGCGAATCAATCGGGCTTGCTCATCTGATATAGTGCTGTGCATCACTGCGAGCCCACCGATGCTGAGCGCATCAAATACGCCTTCTACCACAATGACATTGGTCCAGTCTAAGTGCTGCAAGTCAGTGCCAAACACATATCCTGGTTGGCTATTGCTGATGTATTTGGGCCGGCGGTCATCCAAGAACCTTTGCGTGTGTCCTACTATGCGATCATCGTGGATGAATGGAATGATCACGCTGGGGCGATGCTTCCATGATTTTTCCGGATGATCTTGTATCATCACAGGATAATCATCGGGCACACATCTTTGCCTTAGATAATCTCGTCGAGGATCTTCTCCTGTTAACAACTCACTCAATGGGGGTAGTTCTTGTTCTTCAAATCTTATATCCGCCAAGGTATTAAACACTCTTTGGCGATCATCTAGAATGCCATGTATGCTACGATGCCGGAGACTTTCTAGGTTCAACACATCAATCTCTGCGTCGGGCACACCTAACCAACTCAAGAGCTTTCGGGCCTTAAAACTCATTGAACGGCCAAGGATAAAGCTGGCGGTGTAGTTGCAGTTGAAGCAGTGATAACTCCAACCTTGTTCTGTGGGCTTGAGACCCCCTCGGCTGCGTCGATCCGCTGTGCTGCCATTGTGAGCACAGCACACAGCGTTGAAACTTATCCAACCCGAAGGTGTGGCTTTTCGTTTCGCAGGCAGATAACCAAGGATGTCCAGCATCCTTACATTGTAGCAGAGTCTATGGTAGAAATCAACTTTTCAGCAATCATTTTGTGCCCAATCTCGTTGGGATGACCGCCGGGCATGATCAGTTCCCGACGCTGATTGCCCGGATGATCTCGGAACCACATGGTGGTGGAGAAGCCGGGCCAGATTGCAGTGGGCAAATTCATTTCAACATCAGCAGGCATGATATGGAACTGCATCATGTTGAGATTCCGTCGAGCAGCCACACCATCAAACATCTGCACTGTTTGTTGATAGTTCAATCGGGCCAGTTCAGCACAATTGGTCAACACCAGCTGTTGCTTGACCATGGTGCGGAAATCTTCGGGCACCACACTTGACCCATACTGCACCCAGGTGGAATGGATGAACCGGTTCCATGGAGGATCATTGCCGTAGCTGCGGTGATTGGGATTGTAAAAGCTCAGGCGATCAGAATCTGTATGGCCCACCAGTACCAGGCACGAACAAGGATCAGGTTCGTGATCCAACCACCACTGGAATGTCCAGATTGAACTTTGCATGCTGCCGCCTGCGATGCCAAAGTTTTCTATAGGCACACCATAATGCTTTCCTAGCAATCCCAGGAAGTTATGACTGTTGCGATATGCATCATTCTGATGCCAGCATGAATGTGCATCAGGATATCGGCCACTGAGTTCTGGATCCAGTAACTCGTCGCCATACATCCAGCTATCACCAAACCCTACAATTTTTTTAAATGTCATCTAACTAGTATGCTTATGATGGCTCCGCGACTGATACCGATTACCGCTACTCGATTGCTTTGTTGTGGATTGGCCACATACCCTGAACCACCGTCTATAACATTTATGGCACTGACTTGATCACCGGTAATTTCTGCTTCGGCCACAGCACCTGCACCCAGTCCAATGATGTTGACCTTGGGAGGTGCAAGATATCCATATCCAGCCTGAGTCACAGTGATTCCGGTGATTACCCCATTGGCTCCGGTGGCTGTGGCCAGGGCCAACTGCACTTGTTCTGTGCCTGGCCATTGGTCACTGACCAATCTCAACAGCGGATGATATCCTATCACGTTGATATAGTCGGCACCACTTTTGTTGTAATAGCTTTGCACATTAGTGACATCGGACCACACAGATTGATAAGTCTGGGCGCCTTGCACTCTGACATTGCCGGTGTAATGATCCATCTCTAGCTGGAATGTGGTGAAGCTGGTACCATTGGTGGGCACATGACTGCTGAATCGTTGCGGATCGTTGAACACATTACCAGATGCACCTGGTGGATTCAATGCCCAATCAGGATAGTTGGAATTGAACACTGGATCAACATATGTGTCTGGGCCATAAATTGTGGGAATGGTGACCAACTGGCTGGGCATGAACGCCGGCTTGACTGAGTCCACGATGTCCACATCGCCGCGACCTTGTGCCTGAGCATCCACGAACACTGCTTCCACAAGATTGCCACTAGCACGTTCTATAGCATAGCTTGAAGGTTCGGGTGGAAACTCTGTGGTCTCTGCTGCTGTGAGTGTGACCTTGGCACGTCCAAACGCAGCGTTGATTATGACCATGTCTTTTTCAATCAGCTGGGCTGTGCCTGCCAGATTGATCAGTTTGAATCGCAAGTCTGATCCTGTGATGTTCACAGGTTTTTGATCTTGATTGATGAATTCAAACAAAATCACATTGTCAACACCTTTGTTGATGGTTAATTTTTTAGCATACACAGGATCCCACCTCCGGTCAAAAACATCACCATCTGTGGTATCCAGCACCAACACACGTTGGATTTGTTGATAGATATAGATCTGGGTTGAATACATGTGGTGAGCTCCAATGATATTTACCTGGAAGTCTCGGTGTATAAATATCCAAACCAATACAATATGGGCAGCGACTTATTCCAAAAACTTGCAGACAAGTATCCTTTCATAACCTTGTGTGTGTATTCCAACATGGAATACGTGGGCATCGTGCAGAATCGCGATGACGTGATCACTACCATCTATGATTTTGGGGTGATACAAGATCTTGAACAAAAACGACGCTATATCGATCTGGCCAACACCTGGTGGTGGGAATCAAATAGATCCATCCCCATCAACATCTTCCTGCGTGGCGAATGGGAAGAATTCAGATTGTGCTTACGCACTTTTGTGAACAAGGACCTGGAAATCTTGCACGGTCCTGTGTGCAGTTTGAACGATATTGCCCGACGAAAAGGCAAACGAAAATCAATTACCCTGGTCCGGCGTGTGGAGTAAGTTCATATGCAAGGCCACTAGTGCCGCATATCCCACAGCATGAGCTTTCTTAAACGTATAGCCCCGACTATCATCTCCATCCCACACTGACTCAAACACCTCGGACCAAGGCTGATTCTGCAAGTGTGCTTTGCCTGGACGGATCACTGAAATAAACGCGGCCATTCTAGGAATTGAATCGGGCTGCATTGTCCGCAACAAATCAGTATAGTTACCCACATGCACCAGTTGCCGAGCCCATTCTGGATCTGTCCACAGTCTGGACCAAGGCGGCGTTGCTGCCAACATCTGCTCGTAGTGTGCAGGATCCCGCACCAGATTATACACACTCATGTTCAACAAGTCGATCTTGAAGTAGCCACGAGCTTCAGCTGTTTCATAATCTAAGGAACTAGCTCCCGTGATAGGATCTCTTGGAATGTTGGTCACATAGATTCCGGAGTTGTGTCGGCGTCCGTTGCTTTGCCGTGCGGCAGTATGCTGGATCAGGGCCAATACAGTATCTCTATCGGGCACATCAATGTCGATGTCTGCACTCATCGGAAGTAGTCCCACCCCAAAGTTGCGTTGATGTATGCTTCTTCTAACATTGTTAAAGTTGAATCACAGGGTTGATTGCGTTTGATTTCTTCAACAATCTGATCACATTTTTGTTTTGAATCTCGATAAGGTTGTCTGGCAAGGAATTCATCATGCAACTGGTCGATCTCGGTTTCGCAAGTATACTGTATTCCTGCCCAGGTAGCAATCTTTTTGATTTGATCGTAAAATTTAACTTTGTCATAGAAGCAATGAAAGGGAAACACATATACATCTTGCTGTTCGCTGTATATGGCTTTTGCTTGTTGGGTGATGAATCCACTCTGTTCCGGCTGTTGAAAACCAATTTTAAAAAATTCTCGTAGCACTGATCGAGGGCAATCAGGTTTCTCCTTACTCAGTTCTAACAATACCAATCCGTGCTGTTGAATACATTCTGTGCGTATGTGTTCAGGCAGCTGATCAAAATCATCCAAGCTGCTCACATCTGGCCAGCTGGGATCTTTCACTGCATCATAACTGCGACGAATCTGATTGGTGAAAAATCCATTGATCAAATGATCCAACACCCATCGATAGTTTTCGTTGTTGAGTTTGTTGAATGTATCAACTTCAAGATGATCATTGTCATATCCATAGTCACCTGCTCGTAACAAACTGACTTGA